TTATGGCTCTACGACTCCAAGAATTCACACGCCGCTCAATGATTTGCCGTCTAGGGGCTTCGATCTCATAGATTTAGCAGCTCAAATAATCCCAGACGGGCTTATGCCATGGCAAAAGTTTGCGCTGGAGCATACGCACAAATACAAACCCGACGGTCGATGGGCTACTCCGACTAATTGCGTGGTCGTCGCCCGGCAAAATGGCAAGTCGTTTCTCCAGCAAATCAGAATCTTAGGCGGCTTATTTTTATGGGACGAGCCGCTTCAAATTGGATCAGCTCACAGATTGGCTACTTCGCTGGAGCAATTTAGGCAGCTGGTTAACTTAATCGAAAGCTCGGAAATGCTATCCAAGCGCGTACAGCGTATTCGCTGGTCTCATGGATCAGAGGAAATGGAAGTCAAGGGTACGACCGGGCAAATTAACCGATTTATCGTAAAGGCTGGCGGCTCAGCTGCTCGAGGCGTTTCTGCGCCATCGGCAATCCACTTAGACGAGCTTCGAGAGATGAAAGATTTAGAATCGTACGCCAGTTTGAGGTACACCCTTATGGCTGCGAAAAATCCCATGATTATGAGCTATACGAACGCGGGTGATTCGCACTCGGTCGTATTAAACGCCTTTAGAGAGCGTGGATTAGCTGCTGCCGCTGGCGCGGACGACGATATTGGATATTTTGAGTGGAGCGCACCCACAGACGATATTCAGTTAGAGTCAAATTGGCTTGCGGCTAATCCTGCGATCGGTCACACGATTAACATCGACAATATCCAAGCGGTCTTAAACGATCCACCAGAAGTCGTACAGACCGAGGTATTGTGTAGATGGGTACAGACGATCAGCAGCATTATCGGAGCAAACGAGTGGAATAATTGCCACGACGAATCCGTCGATCTTGATCCTGAGAAATTAACCTGGCTGGCGTTAGACATTTCGCCCGATCGCAAATTCTGCGCGTTAGTCGGCGCTCAGAAATTAGGCGATGAGCGCTTCGTCGTAAAGCTACTTCACACATGGGAAAATTCTGTACAGCTCGACGATCGAGAGATCGCAAACGAAGCTGCGAAATACTGTCGGAAGTATCCGCTAGAGTATTTGCTATATTCGCGCCGAACTTCGGGCGCGGTAGCGGCTAGATTCCAGCCAGCGGGTATCCCGATTTTTGACATGGATTCGGTTTATCCTCAGAGCTGCGATGAGCTATTGGGTGCGATCAACTCAGGGCGATTACGTCATCGAGGGCAAAGTGATCTAACTAAACAGATTCTTTCGGCTGTCCAATTAAAGCGCGGCGATGGTGGCTGGGTAATCGGACGTCGAGCTTCGCAAGCTGCGGTCTGCGCGGCGGTAGCGACTGCGTTAGTTACACACTTCGCGACACGCCCAGAGATGGACTTCGATATTATGACGGGCTAGTGCTATAAGCCTGACACAATTCGCGCATGGGTATTCGTGATTTATTTGCGTCTAAGGTCGAAGCCGTAGCGCCGTCTCAAAATTCCGACATTGAGGCTTCGGTTTCACCTGTATTCGCATTAGATTCTATATATACCTTTAACGGTGGCGCTACTCAGGCTACGCGTGAGGAAGCGATGAGTGTTCCTACGATCGCACGTGGTCGCGGGATCATCTGTTCGTCTATTGCTTCAATCGGATTACAGCTCCGGGATAATACGACAGGGCTCGAAGTGCCAGCGCCCCGCGTAATACGTGATCCCGATCCACGCGTACCGGGTAGCGCAACATACGTTTGGACAGCTGAGGATTTACTATTTTACGGTTATGCCTATTGGCAAATTACCGAACTCTTTGCCGACACCATGCGAATTCGCTCCGTTCAGCGAATCGTGCCAACACGCGTCGGCGTATTCTTAAACAATAACGGAACGGAAGTCCTTTATTACACCATTGACGGGAAACAAATTCCTGAATCGGGAATTGGCTCACTAATTGTTTTTTATGGTAACGATGAAGGATTATTGAATCGCGCTGGTCGCACAATTCGCACAGGTGCGGAATTAGAAAAGGCAGCTGCGAATTATGCTCGCGAACCTGTGCCGTCGATGGTATTAAAATCAAACGGCACAGCGTTACCAGCTGATCGAATTGCTAAACTCTTAGAGTCATGGGGCGTTGCTCGACGTAATCGTTCGACCGCGTTTCTAAATGCTGACGTCGAATTACAAACAGTCGGCTTCGACCCGGAAAAATTACAGCTCGCGGCAGCCCGTTCCTACATAGCAACCGAATGTGCGAGGGCGATCGGAATTCCGGCATTCTACGTTGACGCCGAAACAGGATCGAGCATGACGTATTCAAATGCGAACGTTACTCGCAAAACGTTGCTTGATTTCTCGCTGATTCCGCTAATGACTTCAATTTCCACTCGTTTATCTATGCCGGACTTCATTCCGTCAACGCAATCAGTTCATTTCCGTTTAGAGGATTACTTGCGTGGAAGTGAAGCCGAACGCGTAGCAATTTACAAAACATTATTTGAAATCGGCGCAATCAGCGTTGATGAAATCCGACAAGCTGAGGACATGATCAAATGAAACTAAACATGCCGCTAACAATTACGTCAGCCGATAGCGAATCTCGCACTATTACCGGACGCGTCGTAACATGGAACGAAACTGGATCGACGTCCGCCGGACTTACGACGTTCAAACCAGAATCTATCGCGACAAAGAACGTGAAGCTATTGCTAGAGCATGACAGAACCAGACCTATTGGAAAAGTTTTGTCAATGACCGCAACCGAACAGGGAATTGACGCCACTTTCAAAATTGCGGAGACAACAGCCGGAAACGACGCATTAGTGGAAGCCGCGACAGGTCTCCGCGATGGTTTTAGTGTCGGCGTTAAAGTAAACGCACATGATTTCGTAGATGGCGTGTTAGTAGTCGCAAAAGGATCGCTCGATGAAGTTAGCCTGGTCAGCGAACCAGCGATCGACAGCGCGCGCGTTTCTAGCGTAGCTGCGAGTCAAGATGGCAGCGACGATGAGGACGACGAGGACAAAGAAGAAATGAAAGCAACAGATGAGAATTCTGATTCCGTAGATGAGGAAACAGAGGAAACAAATCCAACAACAGAAGGAGACGAAGTGTCAGACACTACCGAAACCGTCGCAACTGCCGAAACGGTAGAAGCGTCGAAGCACGTTCCAATGGCGTACACCGCGCCACGTTCGCCAATCGTGGATAAGGTTTCTTATCTACAATACTCACTGAAGGCGTCAGTTCTACACGATGAGGACGCACGTCAATATGTCAAGGCTGCTGATAACACAACATCAACAGCACCGGGCATGGTTCCAACACCACAGAGCCGCACAGTTATCAATGCCTTAGCAAATGCTGATCGTGGCATGATCGACGCACTATCACGCGAAGCTCTTAGCGCAACAGGTATGACTTTCGAATTGCCAAAGGTCACAGCTGTTCCAACCGTCGCAAACATTGCTGAAAATGGCGCTGTTACAGAATCAAACCTAAGCGCAACATACATTTCAGTACCAGTTCAAAGCTTTAAAGGTCGCGCAATTTCAACAATCGAACTCATCGATCGTTCAGACCCAAGCTACCTAACAGCGTTGCTTCAAAATCTGGAATTTGCTTACGCAAAAGTTACAGATGAGTTTGCTGTCGGAACTATTGCTGGCGCTGGTCAACAGACAGGCGTTAACGCTAACTCAGCTACCGGATTCCTTGCGTACACATCACAAGCCGCTGGCGCTGTCTATTCATCATCACTCGGATTTGCTCGTAACTTAGTAGTTAGCCCAGGACAATGGACTAACATCATGGGTTACAACGACAATGGCACACCGCTTTATAATGCGGCACAGCCAAGCAATCAGGCAGGAAACGTTCGCGGCGATTCACTTCGCGGCGTAGTTTCACCGGGTCTAAATCTATTTGTTTCACGTTCAATCGGAAATGCTGGCCCAACTACATCAGCTGGCGACTTCTCAATGGTTGTCGTTAACCCTGACGCATGGACATGGTACGAGGCTCCGCGTTTCGAGCTTCGCACTAATATCCAATCAGACGGAACCGTCGATATTCTTTACTACGGTTACGCCGCAATCGCTCCAAAGATTCCTTTCGGCGCTTGCTGGAACCAGACCTGAGATAACTAAGAAATAATCATCGGTCGTTTCGCTCCCGAGGCGACCGAGCAGAACTAAGAGAGGATCGCTAATGCCAATTATCACAGCTACGGAACTTCGTGACGTGCTAGGCGTTAGCGATTCTCTTTACCCTGATTCATATCTAAATTTAATGATTGCTAGTGCTGAGGGTGCGATTTTGCCGTTGCTTACTGGTTATCAGTCAGCCATTACAGGAATCGAAGTCAAAGATGGCATGGCGTTTTATACAACTCAGCGCATAAATTATTTCGTACCGGGTCAAGCTGTTACGATTTCAGGCTGCGGAAATGCGTTTGATTTAACCGTTACCGTTAACGATCACAGAATCGCGCCATACATATTCACAACAGCAACAGCAGCACCAGATCAAATCTTTACACCTAAGATTCCCGCTGGCTTAGCGGTACTCGATGGCTCAACAGCTGAGGATTTATATTCAGGCGTAGCGCCCGTAAAGTCGGCGCTGCTAGTCGTATCGGTCGAGGTCTTTCAGTCGATCACAGCTCCGGGTAATACTTCGGCTCAGGTTGATTTTAATCCATCGCCGTTCGTGCTGGGTCGATCATTACAAAATCGCGTGATTGGTTTACTAGCTCCGTTTATTGACGTTGAAACTATGGGTCAATAATGCCTACCAGTATTCAGGCTAACGTTCGTGCGCCACTAGCGACCGCTCTCGCTGGCGTAACTGCGTCGGTCTATGAGTCAGTACCCGAGGCGGTTATTCCGCCCGCTGCGATCATCGTGCCGGGTACTCCGTATTTGGAGACAACTTTAATTAGCAGCTCGATCCAATTAAAAGTAAATTTTACAATCTCAGCCGCCGTCGCGTACAACAACAACGCGGGCGCTCTCGATAATCTCGAGAAGCTAGTCATACAGATTCTCGCGGCTATTCCGTCGGGATATATCGTCGGCGACGTATCGCGTCCGTCGATTATTGCGTTAGGTTCGAGTAATTTACTTATTTCGGATATTGACGTGTCCACTTACTACAAGCAAGAAAACTAGGAGACAAAATGCCAACAACAATCGTAACAGGGCGCGATATTACTTTCACTATTAACGGTGATACTTATGACGCTCAAGCAACAGCTGCGACTCTCACAATCGAGTCAACTATCAACACTTACCAAACACTAGACGGTAAGGCTTATTTCACTACTGATACTCAGGGAACTTTCGACGTCGAAATGCTTGCCGATTGGCCAGCTGGCGGATCGCTGTGCGCTTCACTATGGAACGCCGCCGATTCAGCACCTAACACACCATTATCGGTCGTGTTTACAGCTGCGAGCGGATCAGTATTTAACTTCGACGTTCAGCCAATCTTTCCGAGCGCTGGCGGCACAGCTCCAGACGCTCAGACAGTATCGCTCAGCTTTACTTGCGTAACCACACCAACACTATAAAGAAATGAGATCGGGAGCATGAAGTTACAAATACATATCGAAACGACCGACGGTCAGACAGTTACCACCACAGCGCAACCACCAGAGTTCGCAAAGTGGGAACAAAAAACTGGTTACACAATTCAACAGGCTCAGGAAAAGATCGGTATATCCGACTTAATGTTTCTAGCATGGAACGCCCTAAAGCGTGAGGCAGCTGGTAAGCCAGTCAAACCTTATGAAGTATGGTGCGAAATGGTGGTCGATATTACGGTCGGAGATACTGAAAGCCCAAAAGCCACAGCCGAGGAAGCCTAAGCTACTTAATCGTAGAGCTGTCGATCGCGACAGGGATTCCGATGAGTGAGTGGGTGGACGCGGCGGACATATTGACAGCGCTCGAGATATTGGAGAAACGAAATGGCGGAAAGTAAGGAAGTCGTCCAGTACGACAAAGCCGAACTTCGCGCTATTACCGGAGCCTTTAAAGCGATGGACGATGAAGCCATCTCTCAAGCTAAAGAGCAATCGAGTGCGTTAGCTGATTATTTAAAGGGCAAGATTACGTCGACTGCTGGGTCGCTTAACTCATCGCCTGTCGCAAGTCGAATTGCCGAGGGTTCAAAGGTAAGTAAGTCGTCTAAGATTGGCGAGATTTCGTTTGGTTTTGCTGGACAGAAATTTAGTGGCGGCGCGACTACTCGCGATTTATGGGGTGGCTCAGAATTTGGATCAAATAAATATAAGCAATTCCCAATCTGGTCAGGATCGACGGGGCGCGGATCAACTGGTTATTTTATTTACCCAACGCTTCGAGCTGAGCAAAGCTACTTAATCGCTGAGTGGGAAAAGGCTTTCACATCTATCGTTAAGAGGTTTGACTAATGGCTGAAGGATCAAGAACGCTTAAGCTCTCGATACTTGCGGACGTCGATAATCTTAAAAAAGGATTGACGGAAGCCAATACCGAGACAGAGGGCTTCGGAACTAAGTTAGGCGATTTTAGCAAGAAGGCTGGAGCTGCGTTCGCTGTCGCTGGCGCTGCTGCGCTTGCCTACGCTGGCGTGTTGCTAGTCGATGGCGTTAAGTCAGCGATCGAGGACGAAGCGGCACAGGCTAAGTTAGCCACTACTTTAACTAACGTAACTGGAGCAACCGACGCAACTATTGCGGCAACCGAGTCATGGATTACTCAGCAAGGCTTAGCATTAGGCATAACAGACGATGAACTTCGTCCAGCGTTAGAGCGGTTAGTTCGCTCGACTGGCGACGTCGAGGAAGCGCAAAAATTAGCGAGTTTAGCATTTGATATTTCGGCTGGTACTGGCAAGTCACTCGAAGCTGTATCAAACGCGTTAGGTAAAGCGGTCGATGGCAACACAGCAAGTTTAGGCAAATTAGGAATCGGTATTGACGCAGCCGATCTTAAAACGATGAGTTTTGACGAAGTAACCGCAGCGCTTGCGGAAACTTTTGGTGGACAAGCTACCGAAAAAGCCGAGACATTTGCTGGCAAGATGGACAGACTTAAACTCGCATTTAGTGAGGGTCAAGAGACCGTCGGTTCGTTCGTATTAGACGCAATTACTCCGATGGTTACTTTATTCGTCGATAAAGTAATTCCTACACTAGGCACACTAGCGAGTGAAATTGGCACAACACTTCAGCCAGTATTTGAAACTTTAGGTACATTTTTTAAAGATACGTTTCTACCGGGCTTGACCGCGCTTTACGATTACATAAACAAATATGTCGTACCAATATTTAAAGCCACTTTAACACCAGTAATTCAAGGCGTTAAAAATATATTTACCGCAATCGGTACAGCTGTATCTGATAACACAGGATTTTTTAAGTTACTAGGCGCTGGATTAACAGCGTTTTTAGTTATTGCTAAACCTTTTGCGACGTTTATAGGTACAACTTTTAAAATCGCATTTTCAGGCGTCGCGCTAATTATTGACGGCGTAAGCAAAGCAATTCAAGGCGTGGTCGCTGGAATTAACGGAGCAATTAGTGCGGTCAATTTACTAATTTCAGCATATAACATTGTTAACAATTTAAAGCCCGGATCAAAAGATTTGCCGAAAATTCCTAAACTAGCTAAAGGTGGCATGGTAAACGCTAATAGCCCGTACATCGTGGGCGAAGTAGGGCCAGAGCTGTTTGTGCCATCATCGGGCGGTCGCATAGTTCCAAATAACAAGCTAGGCGGCGGTGGCGGAAATATTTACATAAACGTATCTGGCGCAATCGACCAAGAGGGCACAGCTCGACAGATCGTTAACGTTCTAAATAACAGCTTCTACCGCGGCACTAATGGCGCAAATGCGCTGGCGTTCTAATGACAGTATTTAACCCAGTCTGGCGCGTAAAGATTCAAGGCGTCGAATACACGACTTACACGCTGGCAAATCTAACCATTTCAAGCGGTCGGAATAACATTTACCAACAGGCTCAGGCTGGCTATTGTAATTTAGAGCTGCTAAACCTTACTCAGGCAATCGTCAACATAAACATAAACGATTCAGTCTCGATCGAGTTACAAGATTCGACTAACACTTACGTTCCTATTTTTGGCGGCACAGTCGTCGATTTCGGCGTTGAGATTATTACAGCTGGCAGCGTAGGCATAAATCAGGTGCTAAAGATAACCGCGCTCGGTGCGCTAAGCCGCTTGCCTAAAGCTCTTACCGACGGCATATTGTCAAAGGATTTTGACGGCGATCAAATCTGGGAAGTCTTACAAGATTTACTATTAAATAATTGGGGCGAAGTTCCCGCAGCTGAACAATGGCAAGATTACAATCCAAGCGAAACGTGGGCGACAGCTGCTAACGTGGGATTAGGTCAGATCGATCGTCCAGGCAATTATGAGCTAGACGCCAGATCGTCGGATCGCACCGACGTTTATTCGCTAGTTTCAGCTCTCGCAACGTCTGGTCTAGGTTACATTTATGAGGACGCCAGCGGGCTTATTAGCTACGCCTCATCTACACATCGTTCCGTCTATCTAGCCACGAACGGCTACACCGATTTAACGGCTAATCATGCGTTATTTAACGGGCTTAAAATCGAGACTAGAGCTGGCGACGTTCGTAATGACATAACCTTAAAATATAAGGCTAACGGGTCTAGTGAAGTAAGTGCCGAGGATATTCCGTCAATCGAGACTTACGGTCGTTTAGCCCAAATCATTAACACCACACTCGACAAAGCAACAGACGCACAAGACCAAGCCGATTTTTACTTGACGCTTCGAGCAACGCCGCAAGCGAACTTCACGTCGATCACTTACCAGCTTACAAACCCAGAGCTAGACGATCAAGATCGCGATTCGCTGATAAACGTATTTATGGGCTTACCGTTACGAATTAGC